CATGTCTCTTGGTTCTCTTCCATTAAACTCTATGAAATCTCTTATAGCTTTTTCTAAATCTAAATTTGTAGGTATCTCTGCCATGTCAGATGGAAAAGGGCCAATTGGTTTTGGACCAAAAGGATTGACCGGTTTGGTAGGGTCTTCTGGTAAAGGTTCATCACCACTACCCATTGCATAATTAGTTCTCATTAAACCACCATTAGCTGCTGGTAATTGAAATTGTTGTGGAATATTAAATGCACTTGTATCTAACATACTAAACATTTTATATCCTTCATCATAATCTGCAGAATTTCCTGTTGCATTAGCATAAGCAGTTCCTGCTTCTTCTGGTGTTTTAGCAGATTGAATTAAACTTAATACTCCCATACCTATTCCTGCTATTTTAGATTTACTAAATGTACCTGCTTCTTTACCACCTAATAATAAATCACCTAATTTTGTTGAATCTCTAAATTGTGAAAAACCTTGTCCTTTTCCAAAATTAAACATTTTACCTTCTGATCCAAATAAACCTGTTGTTGCATCTTTTCCTGCAGTAAATGTGTTTCCAGTAAGAGCTTGAGCTTGACCTGATCCAGCAATCCCTGGAGGCGAATAAGCTAAATCAACTTCTTTTACTCCAGTTCCTGGTGAACCAACTGCAATTTCTCCTAAACTTCTTTCCATACCAGGTAAAGTATAATTACCAACTTTTTGAGCTATACCTCTACCCATATCTGTTTTAGAAAAAAAAGTAGGTGCTGCAGTTAATGCTAAATCCATTGGACTTATTCTACCAGTTTGTTTTGCTGTACCTAACAAGTATGCAGCTTCTCTATATCCTGGAGGTAAAAAAGGTGCAGCTACTCTCATGATACCTGCAATCTCTTTGGGTACTATTTTACTAGCAACTTTTGTAAAAGGTTTAGTTACTTTTTTAGTAATCTTTTTTACAAAACTTCCTAATCCATAATTTTGTCTTACATCCATCATATTATTTTTTGTCTGAACCTGCTCCAAGTGTTGGCATTGCAGCCACTTTTATTTTCAAAGATCTTGTTACTTCATCTCTAATCGTAGGAGTATTTAAATCTGCAATATCATCTTCAGCTTCTTTATCAGAGTTATACTCTACATTGGTTCTAGTATTACGTAACACTACTTCAGTTTCACATTTAACAACAGGTACTTTTTTACCATTTATTATTGTGTATGCCACTGATCCTTCTTCTTTAAATGCCATAATTTAATCCCTGTTTATTTCTAATATTGCACAAGTGCCTTTGAATATATTAGCACTCGCTGCTTGTAATTGTAATTTATCATTCTCTTCTAACACAATTGAGCCATCAGAGATAGACTTAGAATCTCCTGAGTTTACAGTATGTTCAGCAAATTGAAAAGCAGTTGTTGCTGAATTATCATATAAAAATGCTTTTATTTCTGTGTTTCCACCACCAACATTGGCTGTGTGGATATTCTGTATTATAGCTCTAGAGTTAGAAGGCACAGTGTAGATATCTGTCACATCAGTTGTAGTTAAATTAAATTGTGCGTTTTTATATATATTTGCCATATTAATTTCCTGATTTAAACCAAGTAAATCTTTCCGTTTCTTGTTTTAAATCATTTAAAAATGTAGAGTTTAATTGTTCAACTATTATAGTGATAGCTCTGTTAATTTGTTTTTGGTTAGAAAAATCGTATTCTTCTTTTGGTTCTGGTAATCTTACTACTACTTTAGCCATTATCTACGTCCATCTGGTTGTATATCTATTCTTAAAGTTCCAAAACGCCACGACTCACTAACATCAGTGTTTTCTATCTTAATGTTAACAAATCTTCCTCTGGCCCTAGTGTCCTTTTTATCAGTGCTAGAGTTAATTGTAAAGGGACTTAAAGACGTAACTGTATCTGATTGTTGCGGATAACGTTTAACAGCAAGAGTTACTTTTGCATTACCTTGTAGATCTTTAAAGTCTGGTACGAATCTTCTCATAGATAAAAATACTTCACCAGAAATTGTTGGTCCACTTGATTTACCTTGTGCATCTTTTTGTTTAGCTTGTAGATCAAAGTCAAATGATTTTATAAATGATGTTACAGTTGTAGTACTACCATCAGGATTAACTTGATCGGTTCCTACTTCATGTTCAAATAAAGTTGTTTGACCTAACCCATCTTCTCCGACAATAACTGGAAAAGTACCAACAGCTGAATCATTAAATTTAGTAGCTGATGGTTTAGGATATACACTAGCATCAATCCAAGAAGTTCTAGCTTCCGTTCCTATATACCAAACACCACCTTTCATAGGTTCACCATAATTAAATACAACGTATTGATCATTGTAATCAGAACTAGTTGATGGATAATACCAAACAACTTCAGTGTATAAATTATTTATACCTGCATAAATTTGTTGTCCTTTAGTTGTATCTGCTTGATCATAAACATAATCTTCAACACTACAAGGTAGTGATTTAACCGTACCATCAAACATAAAAAATCCATTAGGACTCATCCAAAAAGCAGCACCATCTATTTCAATAGCTGCATTTTTACCAATCAATCCACAGTTAGTACCCACTTGTTCAAAACCAAATGTAAAAGGTGAACCAATAAATTTCATAGTATATAATGCGTTATCAGTCCAAACTAAAATTGTTTCTTTAGCTTTTAATGAACCCATGATCCGTGTTCCGTCTTGCAGTCTTTGTGTACCCGCTGAATTGATTGCTGTCGGTGTGTAATCATTTATATCTTCTTGATCCGAAAATCTTATAAACATGTCATCTTGAGTTGATGTATCTCCAATAGTTGTTTCTGTTCCAAGATGAATTAAGTGACGTGTTGTAGGTGAAACTAGTGTGACTCTTGTTGCTGTTGGATTATTTGTAGTTTGAAAACCAGATGTAGTTGTTGATGCACGTGTTGTTAATCTGGCAGCAATACCTGCATCCCAAGTAAACGTTTTTCCATTTGCAATTGTTGCAACTAATACCTGACCAAAATTACTCAATGACCATAATCCCGGTTCAAGAGAAACATCAGATGCTGAAGCTGCTTCTCCCCATGCTCCACTGCCCCATGAATCAATACCCCAACCATAACCATAAGATTGTTCTGCTGGTCCAACTTGTTCATAAGGTTTAACTTCTAAACTACCACCTGTTGAAACTGTTGCTGTTGCATTAGAACTTTGTGTAATTGTAAACACACTTGAACTTGTAATACTTGTTACTTGAAATAATTTATCTTCAAAATCAGAATTAGCATAACCCGTACCTACTGGTAGAGTTACATTATCTAATAATACAATATCACCTGCACTTAAACCATGACTTGCTTTTGTTATAGAACAAACAGCAGAGTTATTAGTTGTTGCAATAGTGCAAGAAGATAACGTAGTTTTTAAAGGTGTAATATCATAGAGTTGACCTTCAAAATAAATAATTAAAAACTTATCTGTACCGATTGCAATGTATCTATTTCCATCTAAGTCTACAAATGCAAACTGACGTCTTGCAACACCTACCATTGTATCTGTAACTAATGATGACCAACCACCTACTTTTTCCGGTAGTCCATATCTAAATCTTGTGTTATCACAATCAACCCATCTGTTTTCTGCACCAGATGTGGTGTCTTGTTTATCTATTCCTGGTAGGACTTTAAAATCAATTAGAGCCATGATCCGTGCTCCTATATGTTATCTTTATAAATCCAGCCTCTAGTTGCATTAACATACACTAAAGTAAATGCAGCACCATTAGCTGAAACTACTAAATCTGAAGCACTACCTAAAATATTAGAACTGTTTCTACCGATTGTTAAATTATTAGATGCAAAGTTATTACCTGAATCTATGAAATGTACTTCATTACCTATTGCAGGAGATGCGGGTAAGTTTATTGTAATTGCAGTACCAATACCACTTCCAGAAGTATTAATTAATACTTGATCACCATTAACTGTGGTGTAAGTAGCAGAGGGTGTGTAGTACCCTTTTGTCTGTAATTTCCCTGTAATGTTTGTTCCATCAGAATATAAAACTGTTGTTGATCCAACAGGTAATACAAGACCTGTTCCTGAAACTGTTTTAACTGTAAGTGTATAATTAGAAGCTGATCTTGCTGTTGCATCTTCTACAATAAATACTCTTTCAGCACCGTCAGGCATTGTAACTGTTCTATTCGCAGTTAGTGTTCCTGTTAATTTATAGTATAAATTTTTACCGTTTGCTGTCGCATGAGTTGCAAGAGATAAAGCAACGTCAGCTCCACCTACTGCAAGTGATAAGTAACCACTAGCTGCTTGTTCTAAAATTTGTAAATTTGTATTAGTAATTGTACCCCAGGTTCCTGATTTTTCCCCTGTGGTTATTAGTTCTAGTTTTAAATCTGTTGATGTACTTGATGCCATATTTCTCCTACGGATTATCTGGGTCTATTGGGACCCAAACTTGATTTACTCCTGGTGGTATTGGGTTCCATGATATCACACTTACAGGGTTAGTTGCAAGGTTTATTTGATTACCAGATAAAACTACTGTTTGACCTATTTTAATAACTACATTACCTGTAGATAAATTTACTCTTTGTCCTGTAGGTAAAACAACTGATTTACCTTCAATAACTACATTACCTACTGAAAAGTTTAATCTTTGTCCACTAACAGTTACAAATATACTAACTCCACCTGGATCGGCAAATGGTGCTCCGGCAAATGTGCTTCCTCCAAAATACATTACGGTGTTTGTATCCTTGTCCAAGTTTGTGAGACACCTGGTACTATACCGTCCCACTGTTTAATATTAATAGAAGTTGGTACTGCTATTTCTAATCCTACACCAGTTGTAATTACATTTGCTTTAGCTTGAATTGTAACTGTACCTGTCGATAAATTTTGTCTATTTCCTGTAACAATAGCTGTTGCGTTTGCTTTAGTTGTAGCATTTCCAATCGCTATTTCTACTGCACTTCCTGTAATAGATACATTTGCTTTTGCAACAACTGATACATCGCCTGTATCTAAATTAACTCTTGACCCTGTAGGTAATATAGTTGCAGCTGCAGTTGTTGAAACAGTTCCTGTAGATAAATTAACTCTTGATCCTGTAACACTATATCTAAATGTAAATGTAACTGTACCAGTATCTAATTCTAAAACGCTTGCCGATGGTATAACTGTTGCTTTACCAATTGTTGTTACATCTCCTGTATCTAAATTAACTCTATTACCTGTAACACCAACAACGTCTATAGCTTTTGCTGTACCGGTATCTATTTCAAAAGGACTACCAGTTGTGGCTATGTTTGCACCTGCTGCAATAGTAACACTTCCTGTTGCTATTTCTGTTGCAATACCCGATACACCAATAACATCGGCTACTTGAACATTACCAATTCCAATATTAAATCTACTACCATTTGGTAATATAATAGCTTTACCAACTATACCAACAGTACCTGTTGATTCGTTAATTCTACTACCTGTTACAATCGCTAATGCATTAGGATTAAATCCTGGGTCTGCAAAAGGTGCTGATGCAAATGAAGTTCCGCCAAAAAACATAAATATAAATCCTT